GTGAGTTGATCCCTGTTTGGGTTGAAAACAATAATGGACAGTGGATCAATATTACGGGCGAAGATGGAGCGGAAGCTTTCGTACAGGTCAGTCAGGACATGCTGGCACCAGAGTATAGCGTTTCCATCCAAGAGGCCCCACAAACGCCAGAAGACCGCCAACAGACCGCACAGCTTCTGGGGACCTACGGCGACCGTATTATTGCAGTCAACCCGACTGCGGGTCTTGGTTTCTATGCAGAAAGTTTAAGCATGTTGCCGATTGACGGGGATATTCGCAATCGTCTGACGCAGTTGCTTAAGCCGCAAGACGACAGTAATATGGTCCCAATTCAACAGGTACAGGCTTTGCAGGCCCAGCTTGAAGAATTGCAAGGCCAGCTTACGCAGGCACAGGTTGCTAAACTTGCCGCTGATACAGAGCTTTCCCGTGCCAAGACGCAAGGCGAACAGGCCAAGACAACGAAAACGCTGGAGGAAGCAAGCCGGACTGGATATGAAAACGATCTGCTGGCAACGGGTAACTTCCAGCCGCCGAACGTGACGATTTAACAAACCCTAAGGAGCCGCAATGCCAACTGAAAATGATATCAAGGAAATGCGCGAAGAACTGGAAAAGCTTCAGAACGCACCACAAGAAGACGTGATTGACGGCGAAGAGGCCGGAAAACAAGACGCTGAGGAAGTTATTGAAGAAAAGCCTGTTGATTCACCTGAGAAGGGCGAAGAGGCTGTTGAACCGGTAAAGGTACCAGAGGAGCCTGAGCCGGACGCGTCTGCATATGCCCGTATGCGGCGCGAGAAGCGTGCCGCTGAAAAGCAGGCGGAAGAATTGCGGGCACAAATTGAAGAGCTTAAGAAAGCTAAGGCCGATCCTCAGATCGAAGAGGATGTCAATACGATTGAATTGCCTGCGGAAGTGACAGAACTAATTGCAGAGCGACGGAATGCACAGGCTGAACGGGAATTTCGTCAATTAGAGGACGCTTTCCGTAAGTCCACGCCGCATTACGATGATATCGTGGATCAATATCATGCAGCCATGCAGCAATCCATTCGTATTCAAAATCCACGTATGCCACAGGCGGAAATTGAAAAGCTGGCCAAGCATACGGCTATGATCAAGGCCCGTGATTACCTGAACAAGGGTTTTGATCCTATTGAAGAACTATTCAATGAAGCTGTCGATCTTGGATTTAAACCGCGTCCAGCCGCTGATTCTGATGCGGAGTGTAAACCATCCAAACCAGATTTAAGTCGCATCAACGCTAATAAAGAGCGTAACGCCGGTTTTGTCGGCGCGTCTGGCAATGGGAAAGGTGCGGCCCTTACGCTTGCCGCAGCAACGGAATTGACAAACGAACAATGGATGAAGCTGTCACCGGAAGAAAAGCGCAAGCTTATGTATGGACAGTAAAAATTAGCCCTTGCAAAAGGGCTTTTTTCTTATATACTGCAAGACAAGGAATCATTCACCTCACGAATAGGCCAGCCACAGGGCTTTAAACCGTGGCGATGCATCACGATTGATGACACTGCACAACGTTTCATCCACGATACGGATAGGGCTTCAGATGCCGTAATATCTCTGTCTCGCAGTTGAAAACAAATCTTTTCAACCATTCAGAGGATTATTCCTATGGCCGCTACTACTATGGCAACCACCAATGCGCTGACGCGTAAGTTGTGGGCCACCGAAGACTGGGTCAACCCCGGTCAACGCACCGCTTTTGGACACTTGTTCACCCGTGGTGCCATTTTCTACGTCGATGAGTTTCAGGGCCAACGCGCCCGTGGCGACTCCATCACCTATGATTATGTTGGTAAACTGACCGGCATTCCAATTGGTGAAGGCGGAACGCTTGACGGCAACGAAGAAGCTTTGGATTTGGGTAACTATACGATGGCGATGAACGTCACGCGTATCGGTGTCCTGAACCCGAACGACGATACCATTGAACAGCAACGTTCGCTCGTTGACTTCCCTGAGAAGACCCGCAAGGTCATTCCAAACCGTCATATGGAACTGCTGGACGCGTCTGTGTTCAACCAATTGGCTGGCTTCAACCCAACGTCTTATACTCAAAACGGTACGACGTGGTCGGGTGCCAACAAACTGTTCGTTCAGGGTCACAACACCCCTGTCGCACCATCCAATGAGCGCGTCATCCGTGCTGGCGGTGTTGCAAACGATCAGTCCTTGACGAGTGCCAACACGATGACGCTTGATCTGGTCGATTATGCGCTTGAGCGTATCGCTACCTCAGATCAGCCAATTCAGCCATTGGCGGACGGTTCCTATGACCTGTTCGTCTCGCCTGAACAGCTTGTTGACCTGAAGCAAGATACGACTGGCAAAATCCAGTGGTACAACATCCAGATCGCCAAGATCACGGGCGGCTCTGCAAATCAGCTTGAAAAAGGCCAGTTTTCCGATCTCCCTGCATTGGGTGAATATGCTGGCGTTAACATCTATCAAGCTTCACGTGTCGCTTTTGGCCAACGCTCGGATACGAACGCTGTCATCACAACGGTCCGTCGTGCCGTGCTGGTGGGTTCGGATGCTCTGTCGTTCGCTTCGCCATTTGGTGGTCGTCCGTCTGATAAGAACGTTCCGCTGAAATACTTTGATCAGCTTAAAGATTATGGATACTTCAAAGGTATCGAGGGTCGTTTGATTTACGGTCTGAAGAAAACGGCTGCTTCCAATTCGCAAGATATTGGTTCGTTCGTTATCGCGACCTACGCTGCACCACACTTTTAAGGAGATAATCACATGACAACCCCTACCTTCCTGCCACCCGGCTTTTTGGGAAATTATCGCGATTATCTGAAAGTCAAAGTGACGAAAGACGGTGCGGCTTTTGTTAACCGTGGTCAAGTTTCCATTCCTGCAGCTACCGCTGTTGCTACCATTGCCGGGATCGTTCCCTTTAATGCTGGTATGACGCTGGTGACTGGTGCAACCGACATCGTTGTCGATGCTCTTGGGACTGGCGTGACGTTGAGCATTGGCGTGGTCTATGATGACAACGTTGCCAATACCAACTTGCCTAACCTGTTTGTCAACGCTTCGACTGTTGCTGCTGCTGGTGGACCAGTTCCAATCACGGAATCGGCTGCAAACTTGCCGTATGTGACTACTGGTAACGGCTGGATCGCTGCCACCATCAACGGTGCTGCGACCGGTACGACTGGCAACATCAACATGCAAGCCCTGCTGGATTATTTCAGCGGCGGTATTCAGGCCTAACAAAATATGGCGACGTTCTCAACCTTACAGGGTTCGGTTTCTCGGCGGCTCCTTGATCCGAACAATCAATCTGTAAGCGTTGAGGACGTCCGCGATGCCGTTAATGGCGCGGTTTCCTATTGGAAGCTGCGCCGTTTCTGGTTTAATGAAACAGATGCGCCTGTTGGCAATCTGGTTATCGGGTCCAGTGACGTTCCAAATGTAAATGGCTATCTGTTACCGGCGATGGAAGACGCATCTTTTTATATTGAATATTCCAGCCAACGTTACCCTTTAAACAAGCGTGATTTGAACTGGTATAACGGTCGTTATATGGATAACGGATTCGGTATGCCAAACTCTTATATTCGTTCTGGCAGTGGTTATAAGGTTTATCCTATTCCTGACAGAGCCTATGTGCTTGGCGGTAACTATTTGCGCGATTATCCAGACATGGTGCTGGATGGTGATACAAACGATTTTACGGTCAATGCAACGCGCTTGGTGCGCTTGTGGGCCTGTGCTGATTTGTCTGGTGAGTTAAGGCAGGATGATAAGATGGAAGCCTATTTCCGCGCTGCTGCACTGGATGAATACAATAATTTGCTAACGCGGACTCGAAAGACAAACGCGACTGGCCAATTAACCCTTACGTCAAACTTAATCTAAGGAGAATACAATGCCCAATATGACTTACGGCGAACTGGTACGTCTGCAACGTGGTCGCGCTGGTACTTTTACGCTTAATGGCAGCACTCCGGTTGTTGTCGCAAATAACAAAGTTACGGCCAACTCTGTGATTGATAACACGATTAAAACGGTTGGCGGTACTCCTGCCGCACGTATCATCACGTCGGTCACGCCGGGTGTTGGTTTCACCGTGGTTGGAACGGCTGGCGATACCAGCACGTACAACTACCTGATCAACATGTAAGATGATGGAATTGGTTTGTCCTGATCCAAACTTTCCCGGCAAATGGTATTTTGACGGGGAGGTTTATCGCATGATTGCAGATAGCGGTGATGAAACGCGGGCAATCAAGGGTGAGGACATCCCAAATCCATCTGATCTCTGGGACAAGCGAAAAGCAATGTATCCTGATGTCGATGCAGAAAGCCTAAAACCGCAAATGGCGACCTTCTCGCTTTGGGAGCATTATCATGGCCAGTAATACCGCTAATTATGGACTGATCAAGCCAGCCGTTAACAACCCGACCGATCAGGATTTGTGGGGCGGTTATCTCAACACGGACTTGGATAGCATTGACGGTTTGTTGAAAACGGCAATTAACACCGTGTCAAGCGTGAAGACTGATAACTATACAACGGTGCTGGCTGATAATAAAAAGCTTCTCGAGATCGATGCATCGACTGGAGCGAAAACTATTTCTCTTTTGAGTGCTGCGACTGCCGGTAACGGCGCGGGCCTGATATTGAAGAAGATCGATACGACTGTAAACGCCGTCTCTATTGATCCATCAGGTACTGAGACAATCGATGGTGCCACGGTTTTTGCGCTGACAAAAACCAACGATTCTGTCGTTATCGTTAGTGACGGGACAAACTGGAAAATCGTTGCTGATACACTGACCAGAATAACGAGCCTTAAGACGTTTATTTCAGGTAGCTCAGGTAACTTTGCAACGCCCGATAATATCGACACTAACACTGTTTTCAAGTTCATCCTGACGGGTGGCGGCGGAAGTGGCGGTAATTCACCGGGCGGCAACTCTGCTGCCGGTGGTGGCGGTGCAGGCTCTACGGCAATCTTTTACGTTGCCGGGCTGTCTCCTTCAACAAATTATCCCTATACCATTGGCTCAGGGGCGGCTGCTGGTTCTGTGTCTGCCGGGGGCGCAAGTTCTATCACGATTAACGGGATCACTTATAATTGTGGCGGTGGTGCTTCAGGTGAAAATGGCTCAGGTAGTAATGGCTCTGCTGCTCTGGGTGGATTGGGTGGGTCTATAGCCATTTCTGGCGGCACTAATAGCAATCTCATTGATGTACCCGGTGGAGATGGTATTAATTCAAGCATTAACGCTAATACAAGTGCTGCCGGTAACGGCGGTCCATCTTATTGGGGCGGCGGTGGCCGTGGCGGTAATCAGCGTAATACAGGCGGTCAAAATGGTGGTCGCGCCTATGGATCAGGCGGTGGCGGCGGTGTTTCCAACTCGACGGCGGGTGCAGCGGGTGCTGGTGGTATAATCTATGTTGAATGGATGTCCTGAATTGAATGACAACCAAATCATCACAACCGCGTCCGATTGATATAAAAGCTGGGGTACAACCAGCGACGGATGCGACTGCGTCTTCGACGTCTCACTATACATACACCGAAGGTGTGCGTTTCAATCAGGGTTTGCCGGAAAAGATCGGTGGCTGGATGCGCCAGAATTTTGACTATGGCGCGACTCTGTCAGGTGTCACGCGCACGTTATTTACTGACACTGTTGCAGGAAAAGATTATCTCCTTTTGGGGACAAATTCTAACCTTTACGCACAGATCGGGTCCCGTCTTTCTGATATTTCGCCTGTCGGTCTAGCGTCTGGACGTGTAGACGAGGGCGCGTCACAAGGTTATGGCGCGGGCCTGTATGGTATTGGACTTTATGGCACAGCACTTGTCAGCAATTTAGGCAGGCTGTGTCCCCGTATCTGGTTTGTGGATCGTTTCGCCAATAGCTTCGTCATGACGCCGGGCAACCAGAACGGATTGTATCAATGGTTTGGTGACGTTCTGACAAAGCCTGTCTTGGTTGAGAACGCGCCGACAAACATCAACTATGCATTTGTGAGCAACAATATTATCGTAACATTTGGTGCTGAAAATATTGAAAATAGAATATTTTCATCTGATTTTGATATCAATGTATGGACATCAAGCAGCACAAACCAAGTTTACGACGATGACATTGAAGGGGCTGGGCGTTTGACATCACACTGTCCAGCTCAAGACACGAACCTGATCTTCACGACGACTAAAACCTATACGTTTCGGTACATTGGACTTCCCAATGTGTGGGAAATCCTGCCATTGGATGACAAAGTCGGGATTATCGCCCCGATGGCACGTGTGTCTGTCAACGGTGATGCTTTTTGGATGAGCTTGGAAAACTTTCATGTTTATCGGGGTGGTCGGACTCAAGTTATTCCCGCCAACACGCAAGATGAAAGCACGGCGTTACGATATGTCTTTGATGACTTAAATTACGGGCAAAAGTCGAAGATATTTGCTTGGTACAATCCGCGCTACAAAGAGGTGTGGTATCATTACCCGTCGGCAAATAGTAATGAGTGTGACCGTGTCATTCGGGTAAACTTGTCGGATTTTTCATGGTCGATTGACAAGTTGCCACGGACCGCTGGAGAATATCCCAGTGTCAAAACGCCTAATCCATATCTGGCCAACTCAAATATCTTGTATAAGCACGAGCTTGGTGTGAACGCCGATCAGATGCCACTATCTTTCAATTTGATTGGGCCGCGACTGTATAATGGCAAATCTAATCTTATGGTAACTGGGTTCATTCCTGACAGTATCCAGACAAATGATATCAATTTCACCGTAACGGGGTACCGTTATCCACAGTCTGTGATGCCGACGGACACGAAAACCGAGATTGTCACGCCTAATACTGAATTTTTTCAATCGGCGATTGCGGCTCGTTATTACCAGTATCAATGGCAAGGCAATGCACTGGATCAGGACTGGCGCATGGGGACATGGTTTGATGATGTACAGTCAGGGCCTACGCAATGAGAAATTACCTTCGACTGGCTTCTGCAACTTTAGGTGCAGCACTGGATACGCTGGAAGACATTATTCAGAAACGCAGGGACGATGTAAAAGATTTTGATAATCTGAATAACATCTTTATCTCTGGCAGAAAAACGGCTAGAATACCTTCAGGAGCCACCGATGTGTTACCAACCGATAAGGTTGGCGACATAAATTATGATTTAAGTTACGCGTACGTCCTGACTCAGGACGGCGCAACTGTAGAATGGCGCAGATTTGCGCTGGCATCGTGGTGAGGCTCTAATGGGATTTTTTTCAGGATTGGTTAGTACGCCGAAGGTTAAAACCCCAGCTACGGGTTATTATGCGCAGCCTGCGGCATACCAACAGCTTTACACCAATGTTCTCAAAAACACAAATTCGACTTTGCCAAGTGTCAATGCAGATGCATTTGCACCATCACCTATTAACAATGGCGAACGTCAAGGGCTAGATGCGCTTTACGGCGGTTTCACGCCAGATGCTTCACAGATTCAGTCTGACATTTCGATGCAGATGAACCCATATGACGAGTATGTCATCAATAGAATTAACCGGGAAGCACAAGGTCAAAACAGTCTTGTTCAGCAAAATATCGCGCAGTCTGGTCAGCAAGGTTCAAATCGTTCCTTTCTTGGCAGTTCTGACGTTGAACAAAACCGGTTGAACAATATCGGTACGTTCAAGGCTCAGCAGTATAATACAGCCCTGCAAAACAGTCTTGGTACGTTGGCCAATAGCCGCCGTCAGGATGCAACTGGCGCGCTTGGTGCGGGTACATATGAGCGCGATCTGGCAACACAGACCGCACAAGCTCCATATGCTGCAGCACAGGCCCAACAGAGTCTTTTGGGCGCGGTTCCGACTGAATTTGGAAATTTCGGCTATAAAGCATCGTCTTCTGGCGGTGGTTTGGATGCTGCAAAACTGTTGCAAACTGGGGCGGCGGTTGCTTCATTTTTCTCAGATCGTCGCTTGAAGCAGGATATCAAATTGGTTGGTATCGAAAACGGTCATAATATCTATCGTTTTGCCTATAAAGGCCATCCTGACAGCGTGTTTATCGGGGTTATGGCCGATGAAGTAGAAAAAACGCATCCTGACGCTGTGATTCAGGCTGGCGATTACAAATCTGTTGATTATGGCGCGATTGGCGTTTATTTCCGCGAGGCTGCGTAATGGGATTTTGGGATACCGTAGGCGACTATTCCAACCGGTTGATGCCTTTGGCCAATCAATTGAGTTCGTATGCCCAAGAACAGCAAATGAACGATGTATTCGCGGCAAATCCTGAATTTGCCACCAAATTGTATGGCGCAAAAAATCAGCAGCAAGAAAATGCCTTGCGAAAATATGCGATTGATAACCAAATTCGTACAGGCAAGCAATTGCCTTCAAATGTTCAGGAATATCAATATTACCAGAGCTTGCCGCCTGAAAAACAAGCAGAATTTCTGAATGTTAAACGTTCTACGCAAATGGCTAATCTTGGTGATCAGGTAATCTTCCGTGCGCCAGATGGAAGTATTGCAAGTTCGTATGCAGTTGGTATCAATCCAAACAACCAGCCTGAATTACAAGGACGACAAGCTGCTGCACAGCAAGATGCGCGCAACCGTAGTGATTTAAACTTTAAACCTGTCACAGCGGGCAAAGTTGAAGAAGCGACTCGTAGTGTTCAAGTCGGCACTGCAGGACCTTTGGCAGCGGCAACAGCGGCTGGTACGGCTGAAGGAAAAGGTAGAGGGGCGGCTGTTGAAAGCATTACAACGACTGCGCCGGTTCTTGCGTCGTTTGATGATCTTGCAGTTTCCGCGCAATCTGCTCCATCTGGCAAAATTAACAATGCTGCAGCGGAAGTGGCTAATAACTTTCCCCAGATTGCAACTGAAGGCATGAAAAAAGCCGCCCAAAATCAAGGTGATTTTAGCGTCAAGCGGAGTGCGGTCGAAAACCAGATTAGAGCAGCTTTTCGCGTTGCTGGGAGTGGCGGTCAGACAGATGCCGATGCGTTACCAATTATTAATATGCTGCCTAATGCAAATGATGATGAGTCTGTCAAGGCGACAAAAATCAGGGCCGCTAAACAAAGTTTAATTACACAAGCTAATGCAAAAGCATTAAGTCGCGGTCTGGCCCCTCCTTTTGCTATAGATGGTTCGCAGAATCCAACTGCTGCAGTTCCAGCCATGCCAGCCACAGAAGCAGAGTTTAATCAACCCGCTCCAGCCATGCCACCACAGGCCACGTTGCCGGTAGAAACGACACAGGCTCCACCACAGGGCGCAGTGCAAATTGGAACATATCAAGGCAAACGTATTTATCGTCTTCCTGATGGTCGCGGGTGGTCTGAATAATGCCATACATTGATCTCAACAACATCCAGCTTGATAACGCCGCTCCTCAAAGCGGCGGTGGGTTTGTTGACCTGAGTCAAATCAAATTAGATGAACCGGTTGGCAAGCCTCTTATGGTGGAAGTGACGCCACAAGCACAGCCGCAACAAAGTTTTGTCAATCGCGTTGGTTCCGATATTGAAAAGCGTATCGGCAACACAATGACGGCTATTGATTCTGGTATGTATGGTGAGCAATCACCAGCGGAAACAGGTGTTCAAATGGCTGGCGAAGCTGCTGGCCTTATGAATGATGTAGCGGGGGCTGGTGTTAGTTCTGCTTTCAATTCATTACCAAATGCGGTACAATCTCCGCTTAAACAAGCGGGTCGATATGTACTTAATACTGTGTCGGATAGTCCTGTCGGCGATGTGGCGCGTTCGGCCTTGGCGCAGTATGGTCAGTTTGAACAGAACCATCCCCGCGCCGCTCGAGATGTCAACGCATT